CTTAATCAAGAACTTACTTTTGAGAAGTATGGTGATTATGCAGTGTGCCCTAATGGTGCTATGTATCGCAAGGATATCCGTGGATTTCTTCCGGAACTAATGGAAAAAATGTACAATGATCGTGTCATTTTTAAGGAAAAAATGATTGATGCAAAAAAACAGTATGAGAAGAAAAAAACAAAAGAATTGGAGAAGGAAATTTCCAGATGCAATAACATTCAAATGGCAAAAAAGATCTCTCTTAACTCTGCTTATGGAGCCATTGGAAATGAATGGTTCAGGTACTTTAAATTAGCAAATGCTGAAGCAATTACTTTGTCTGGACAAGTTGCAATTCGTTGGATTGAGAGTAAAATGAATATATATTTCAATAAACTACTCAAAACTGAGGATGTGGATTATGTTATTGCTTCTGACACTGACTCCATTTATCTTCATATGGGTCCTCTGGTTGAAACTATATACAAAGGACGAGAGAAAACTACTGAAAGCGTTGTTTCGTTCCTTGATAAGATCTGTCAAGTGGAACTTGAAAAGTATATTGAAGGTTGCTACCAAGAACTGGCGGAGTATATGAATGCATATGACCAGAAAATGCAGATGAAGCGGGAGAATATTGCTGACCGTGGAATTTGGACTGCCAAGAAACGCTATATTATGAACGTTTGGGATAGTGAGGGTGTTCGCTATACTGAACCAAAACTTAAAATTATGGGTATTGAAGCAATTAAATCTTCAACTCCAGCACCTTGCCGTCAGATGATTAAAAATGCTTTAAAACTAATGATGAATGGAACCGAAACTGATATTATAAATTTCATTGAAAAATGCAGAGTTGACTTTTACAAATTATCTCCAGAAGAAATTTCATTTCCTCGATCAGTTTCTGATGTAATAAAATATAAATGTTCAAACGGCATTTATGGTAAAGGAACTCCAATTAATGTTCGTGGGGCATTGCTTTTCAATCATCATATTAAAGAAAAAAAATTAACAAACAAATATTCTTTGATACAAAATGGAGAGAAAATTAAATATTGTTACTTAAAAAAACCAAATCCAATCTATGAAAATGTTATATCATTCATTCAAGATTTTCCTAAAGAATTGGGTCTAAATTCTTATATTGATTATGATACTCAATTTGAAAAAGGATTTCTTGAACCACTCAAAGTAATTTTAAATGCTATCGGGTGGGATGATGAGAAAAAAGTTACACTTGATTCTTTCTTCTCTTAGTGATAGAATGAATCTACCTATTTCAGAAAAAGAACTCAAGTATATACTTGAAAGGGTAAAAGAAAATCGAAAACTTTATAATAAATTATGGAGTTTTTGGATTGAATACACACATCAAAATAGCAAATAAATATGGACTTTCTTAAAGATATTGTAAAAGAAATTGGTGGAGAATACACCCAACTTGCTTCGGATATTGATGAAACTGAAACTTATGTGGATACGGGTTCGTACGTTTTTAACGCTCTTGTATCTGGTAGTATATTTGGTGGTGTATCTGGGAATAAGATTACTGCAATCGCTGGAGAAACTTCTACTGGAAAAACTTTCTTCAGTCTTGCCGTCGTTAAAAATTTCCTTGATAATAATCCTACTGGATATTGTCTGTATTTTGATACTGAAGCAGCAGTCACAAAGTCCCTTCTGGAAAGTAGGGGAGTTGACACAAATCGTCTGGTGGTTGTCAATGTAGTTACGGTCGAAGAATTCCGCACAAAAGCACTTAAGGCAGTTGATATTTACCTAAAGAAAAAAGAGGATGAAAGAAATCCTTGTATTTTGGTATTGGACTCTCTGGGAATGCTTTCAACGAATAAAGAGATTAATGATGCCTTGGCTGAGAAAGATACGCGGGATATGACTAAGGCACAACTTATCAAAGGTGCCTTTCGTATGCTGACTCTCAAATTGGGACAGGCAAAGATTCCTATGCTAGTTACAAATCACACATATGATAGTATGAGTCTTTATGGTGGAAAGCAAATGTCGGGTGGTTCTGGACTACAATATGCAGCGTCTACAATCATCTATCTTTCTAAGTCAAAGGAGAAAGATGGAACCGAAGTAATTGGAAACATTATCAAGGCAAAGACTCACAAATCACGTTTAAGTAAGGAAAATCAACAAGTAGAAATTCGTCTATTCTATGATTCACGGGGTCTTGACCGTCACTATGGTCTTCTTGAACTTGGTGAATTGGGTGAACTCTGGAAGAACGTAGCAGGTCGTTATGAGATTGATGGTAAGAAAATCTATGCCAAAGAGATTCTTAAAAGTCCAGAAAAGTATTTTACTGATGAGGTAATGGAAAAACTTGATGTAATTGCTAAAGGCGAATTTAGTTACGGAGCATAAAATTAAATGGAGAAAATTGAGTTTCTAATTTTGAGAAACCTATTATATAATGAAGATTATACTAGGAAAGTATTACCGTTTATTAAAGCAGATTATTTCCAAGATTCTAATCAAAGAATTGTATTTGAAGAAATATACTCCTTTATTTCAGAATATAATAAACTCGCTACCAAAGAAGTTCTCTGTATTGAATTAGAAAAAAGAAATGACTTAAATGAAGAAACCTTTAAAGAAACTCTGAATGTAGTTTTTGCTCTCGAAGATGTTCCTGTTGAGAAGAACTGGGTTGTTGATACTACCGAAAAGTGGTGTCGTGATAGGGCAATCTATCTTGCACTTATGGAATCTATTCATATTGCGGATGGTGGTGATGGTAAGAAAAATCGTGATTCAATTCCATCAATTCTTTCCGATGCTCTTGCAGTAAGTTTTGATAATCACGTTGGACACGATTATCTTCAGGATTATGAAGAACGTTATGAATCTTATAGAAGAAAGGAGGATAAAATTGAATTTGATCTTGAGTATTTTAACAAAATCACCAAAGGCGGTCTCCCCAACAAAACTCTTAATATTTGTTTAGCTGGAACAGGAGCTGGAAAAAGTTTGTTTATGTGTCACGTGGCAGCATCAGTTCTTCTACAAGGTAAAAATGTTCTGTACATTACGCTTGAAATGTCGGAAGAAAAAATTGCTGAAAGAATTGATGCAAATCTCTTAAATGTCAATATTCAAGATATTGCAGAACTTCCTAAAAGTGTATTTGAATCTAAAGTTAATAGTATTGCTAAAAAAACTCAAGGTACTTTGATCATCAAAGAGTATCCTACTGCTTCTGCTCACTCTGGTCATTTTAAGGGATTAATTAATGAACTTGCTCTCAAGAAATCATTTAAACCTGATATTATCTTTATTGATTATTTGAATATTTGCTCCTCGTCTAGATTTAAAGGTGGGAGTAATATAAATTCCTATACACTAGTTAAGTCTATTGCGGAAGAACTTCGTGGTCTTGCTGTGGAATTTAATATTCCTATTGTCAGTGCAACACAGACTACCAGATCCGGTTTTGGATCATCTGATGTTGAACTAACGGATACTTCAGAATCTTTCGGTCTTCCTGCGACTGCTGACCTTATGTTTGCTCTGATTAGTACTGAAGAACTTGAAGAACTTGGGCAAATTATGGTTAAACAACTTAAAAATCGGTATAATGACCCAACACTATATAAAAGATTTGTTGTTGGAATAGATAGGGCAAAAATGAGACTTTATGATGTAGAACAAAGTGCTCAGAAAGATATACTTGACTCTGGTAAAGAAGAAGAGTATAATTACGAAGAAACTAAAAATTCATCACTAAAAGAAAAATTTGGACAATTTAAATACTAATATGACACAAGTAATTGATACAAACAAATATATTGAATTTGTTCGTCAGACTACAAGTCCTGCAAGCAGTGACTTCGCAGCACTTCTTACACGACTAACAGAGCTTGAGGTATCTGCTAACGCTGATGTTCCTCGTCTTATGACTGCTGCTTTTGGTATCAGTGCAGAAGCGGGAGAGTTCACTGAAGTTATTAAAAAAATCTTCTTGCAGGGTAAACCTTATAATGAAAATAATGTCTTTCACCTAAAACGAGAATTGGGTGATATTTGTTGGTACATTGCACAAGCATGTATGGCTCTTGATACTACTTTTGAGGAGGTTCTACAAATGAACTATGAAAAATTGAGTGCTCGTTACCCAGAAGGAACTTTTGATGTATTTCGAAGTGAAAATCGTGTAGAAGGAGATTTGTGAAATAAAATGATCTAAATATAATGCAATAGGATAGTTTTTAAACTGTCCTATTTTTTTATAGCATAAATTTTCAAAAAAATTAGAACAAATAAATATAATTATATCTAACTACATATGAAAAAGTTCTCTCAATTCATTCAAGAAGCAAATAATACCTTGTCTGAGTTTGTTGACAAGAATAAAAATCTTGCTGTCTTTAATGCAAAAAGAGTTCGTCTTCCTAGTGGTGGAAGATTAGTTCCCAATGGTCATGGTGATTATCACGATAGTGTAACTGGCGAATTTATTGCAAAATCAAAAGTTACTTCTGGAGGAACAGTTGCTTTAAAATTTTCCAATCAAAATCAAAGAATTGGAAAAAGAGATCGTGATCAAGATAGATCTAAACTTTCACCACTTGTCCCACCATCACACCAAGTTGCAGAAGAGTTTGAAAAACAATTACGAGATAAGTATGTTCGTGGAGAAATATTCAATGAGGGGGATTGGGTGGAAAATCCCAATACTGGTTTAACTGGAAAGATTATTCGTAGAGGAACAAATTATCTTATCTGTGTTACGGAAGATAATGTGATGTTTAAACCTTGGATTAGGGATGTTGTGGAATGGACGAATAAATCTGGAGTTCCCGCAAATCAAAGAGAAGTTGGAACTGATGCTCTACGCAAATATGTTATGTCAGTTTCCGATACTAAGGCAATTGATAATTTTAGTATTAAAAAATTCATAAATAAGTATAAAGTAAAAAGAACATAAGAAAATGCTATCTCATATCACGACCGATTTACATCAAGTATATCTTGAAGAAGTTTTTACTCCACAATTAGGGAAACCTGGGGCA